ATTTAATGGAGAGGTTGAACTTCAAGGAAAACTAGATATGCGGGTTCGCCGAAAAGGTGATGGTGCTCGTATGTTTCGCGACTTTAAAACTGTTGGCGGCTCTCTGTCAGAGTTTGCATCACTTGCTCATATGAATGAGCAGATTATGACTTACATGCTTTTGGAATCTACAAAGCGCGATGAAAAAGAACGCTCCGATGGTGGCATATTCACAATGCTTAAAAAGGTAAAAAGGACTGCAACTGCCCGTCCACCTTTCTATGACCAGATCGAAGTCAGACACAACGTATTTACAATGCGTTCTTTTTGGAATCGTATTCATGGAACCATCGCCGATTTAATGAGAGTGAGAACCGCACTAAATGCTGGTGAGGACCACACGTCAGTTGCCTACCCGAAAGCAAGTAGAGACTGTAAATGGAAATGCCAATTTTTCGCTATATGCCCACTGCTCGATGACGGAAGCGCCGCTGAGCATGCAATTAGCGAAATGTATGAGATCTCAGATCCATACGCGTACTACGACAGCGATAAAAAAGGAAGTGAGTGACGATGAGTGATATACAACGCTCTTTAACCGTCATGGTTTACGGAGAATCAAAGGTTGGTAAATCTACCTTTGCCGTAACTGCACCCTATCCTCGCCTAATGCTCGATGTTGAGGGTGGACACAGATTCCTCCCCATCGTTGTTAAGTATTGGGATCCCCTAAGGGAAGAGCCACCTATTGCAGATGGCACTTGGGATACATGTGTAGTTCCGGTTCGTGACTATGACACTGTTTTGAAGACATATCAATGGCTTCAACTAGGCAAGCATCATTTTAAGAGTTTAATTATTGACTCTGTATCTGAACTTCAAGTTAAGTGCTTGGAGAACATTGCTGGAACAAACCAAATGACACAACAACAGTGGGGTGAGCTACTCCGTCACATGGGTGCGCTACTTCGCGACCTTCGTGATCTTACAATGCACGCTACAAATCCATTAGAGGCAGTAGTTTTAACTGCTATGGCTCGTACTGGAGTTGATGGTCGTTACCGTCCATATCTCCAAGGACAGTTAGCAATTCAGGCTCCATATTTTTATGATCTTCTTGGCGCTTTGACTGTGGAATCTCGACCTAATCCAGATCCAACGCAACAACCATTTAAGGTTCGTCGCATGTATCTTGAGCGGACGAATATGTATGAGGCAGGAGAACGTGTCCAAGGGCGTTTAGGAACAATTCTAGAGCAAGAGAACCTCTCTATCGAGAGAATGCTTGATATGGTATTTGGACCTAAAAAAGTAGAAAATGCTGTAACAGAAGAAAAAACTACAACAAAGAAAGAAGCAACTAAATGAGTACTTTAAACTGGTCAGACCTGATTAAAGAGGCTGGCGAATCAGCCAGTTATGAACCACTACCCGATGGAGATTACGATCTCACTATCGTTGAAGCAACAGCAACTGTAAGCCAGAGCGGTAAAGCCATGTTTAAGGTTAAGGCTCAGGTTCAAGGTGGTGCCTACAACAAGCGTCTTATCTGGGATAACTTAGTAGTAACCCCAGGAAGTTCTGCTGCCCTCGGAATGTTCTTTAAGAAAATGTATGCTCTAGGTATCCCACAAAGTTATTTTGAGCAACAACCACAACCAAGCAATGCTTTAATTGAACAAGCAATGGTTGGACGTAGTTTCCGTGCTCAAGTTGGTACTCGTACCTATAACGGAAAAAAGAGCAATCAAATTAACAACTACTACTCAGCAGCCCCTGCAGCAAACACTGCTCCAATGGCTTCTGCACCTGCTCCTGCACCTGCTCCAGCGCCAGCACCTGCTCCAGCGCCTGCACCTGCACCTGCACCTGCAGCAGGATCTATTCCTGCAGCACCACCAGCACCGTTCTAAGAATAATATAAAAATATAGCAAGCCGCTCAATAAAAGTTGGGCGGCTTTGCTCTAGAATGTGTATATAACTAAGGTTGGAGTGTCTTTGAAAATATTGATTACGGGATCTACAGCATCCCAGACATCCCCTCGTGTAAGTGATAGATCCCCGACTTTTGCAGGACTCCTTAAATTTGTTTTAGAGTGTGATAACCACTCAGTATTCTGGAAATCTCCAAGTATGAAAATGACAAAAGAAGAGTTAGATCAGTACGACATAATTCTTGTTGGTTTATCTCCCATAAACAGTCTATCTTCCTATAATATCTATGGATCTTTATCAGTAATAGACCATGCTCTTAGTTTAGGAAAATTAAAACTATATTTAGACGCACCTGAACCTTATAAAATTTACGCTTCTTACAGAGATATATTAAATAACCCAGAAAATTTAATCAAACCTTTTTACTCCGGTAGACGTGAGTACGCTCTTACACAAGATATGGATGAGTTTTCTAGACTCTTTAGTGTAGTTAAGTATTTGTATGACAACCCTTGGGAAAACCTTATAATTCCAGGGTTTCCTTGGTCTAGAGCCGATTACATATCTGCATCTGTACCTAATGTAATCCCAGAAAAAACTAATGTGCTGTGTCTAGATTCTGCAATGTTTCTTCTAGAGAATAATTTTTCTGACCCATCAGAAGGCTTTTATTGGTGTTCTGACGCGTTAGGAAGTAAGTGGACTAGGCAGATATCAAAAACTCTTGAGTACCCTGTAGAGGCTTTTAGAGCCCAAAAATGGGATACTCATGCAAGCATGATAGACAGGCTTAGTAGTTCTGTTGGGGTATTAATATCTGTATATAAGGATGATGATCCGTGGTGGTCAATACTTCTATCTCAGGCTTTATTTGCTGGTGTACCTGTAGCCACTGATTGGAGACTTAGCGGTTACCTTGGTATGGAGTGGTTAAGACTTCCTAGCTCCATAGAAGATATGTATTTAGAGGAGAGAATGGATCTTGCTGTAAAGCAAAGAGAACTCTATAGAGCCGCAATACCTTCTTGGAACGATACGGTAAACAACACGGTTAATGCAGTTTTTCATATAAACTCACAAAAAAAGTAAATAAGAGTTAGACTATATATCTAACTTTTATTATAGATAGAGAGGTATGTAGTTATGAAAGATCCTATAGATATCGACTGGATTAAAGAACAGTTGACTAATAAAAAACCCAAAAAAGTTGTAGGTGACGCTGTAATTAAGTTGATGGAAGCGTGGAACAAACTTCCTGATATGACAGAGGAGAATAAAAGAGCTGTTTTAGATATCTTCTCTAAACTCTCCCTATCTCACTCAATAGTTCCACAAAATCCTGATGAGCGTTGGGTTCCAGCACAAGCCGGACAACTCACTGTAGGTGACACTGTTAGAGTTAGATTCGACGCTTTTACCGGGGCTAACGGGGTTCTACACAACGGTAGAAGAGGGCGAATAGTTGGTGTTCGTTACGGAGACATTATTGTAAAGACCACTGACGGCAAAGTTCCAGTACTTGACGGTACTCACTACCCGCCTAATCTATTGGAAAAACTTTTTGCATGAGGTATCAATCTATATTTAAATTTACAGTTACCGGAAGTGGCTATAAAGATATTATAGAAAAAATCGACAAAGAGATATCTTTATTTTTAGATATTGAAAAGTCTGAAGTAGTTAAGCACGTAGAGTATGAAACTTTATTTACTTTAGGAGTAGACAAGAGTCCTTCTATTAAATATAGTTGCGAAGTAACTGCTCGAGTTAGGAAATATGATGTCTGATACTTCAGAAACAAAAGTCTCTCTAAGAGTTGAAGCTCTAAGGGAAGCGGCTCAAATAATTACCAATGATAGAAATAGCCAGTATGGAGAACCAGAAGATAATTTTGATCGAATAGCAAAGATATGGACAGTTATTTTTGGTAGGGAGGTGACTACTGAAGATGTTGCTGCAGCAATGATCGGTTTAAAACTTGCTAGATATGCTGCAAAAAGTAATTACCAACCAGATACTTGGATTGATATTGCAGGTTATGCTGGTTGTGGTTATGAAGTTGGAATGAACCTATCCTCTAACAAAGATTCTTAAGGGGGATACAGATGTCAAAGCCACGCGGACCATGGGAATTTGAAGATCCATCTTGTGCAGAGATTGGTGTAGAGGCTTTTTACCTACCCGACAAAGATGAAGCACTTCCTGGAACATTTTTTAATTATGATGCAATAAAGAGGGTCTGCTTTTCCTGTAAACACCAAGTCGAGTGTGCTGACTGGGGGATTAGAAAAGAGGCTTGGGGAATCTGGGGTGGATACACTCCATTAGAGAGAAAAAGAATCAGAAAAGTAAAGAAAATAAAATTTGCAGACGGGACACATGGCTGATGAAAAATGATAGACCGGGGGAGGCTCTCTGGGATGAGTGGGAGGGCCTTAACTATGAAAATGTCCTCCTCAATGGAACTGTTTACTACACGTTCGACCATGTAGATATGGAGAATGATTTAGTTCGTAGAGCCCTTGCATCTGCATTACAGAGAGATGGAGTTGCATATTCTTTATCTAATGGATTTTGGATTATAGATGTAGCAAGATTTACATATGGATGGTCTGGAAGTTTAGAAAAAGATAGTGAAGATTTACTTGTTTGCGATGAAAATGGGGAAACTTTTTACGGAGATCTATTAGAGAATGTTAAAGAAACTACTTGGGTAGAGTTTTAGTTTATTTTGTTTTTTAGTGTGTTCTCTAATATTTTGCATATATTTGATATAAGATGTACCATATGTGGAATCCGGCAGATAGTCTAGATTGGCAAAAAGACTCGTCATGCTCTGAACCAAAAAATAAAGATAAAGTAAAACTGTTTTTTTCAACTGATCCCAACGATAAGTATGAAGCAAAAAATTTATGTTTTTCATGTCCTGTAAGAAAAGAATGTCTTCAGTGGGCTTTAGAGCATAGGCAGATTTGGGGAATCTGGGGCGGTAGAGATGACTTTGATATTCGCAGGACTCTTTCTGTATCGGGGGAGGGCGAAGAAATTAAACGTAGACGCTCCCCTAACTGTCCGTACTGCAGTGCTCGTCCCTCTAAGTTAACTACACAGGTTGTAGATACTCCTGGTGGCGGTCGTTGGACTACAGCAAAGATAGTTATCTGTACTGAATGTAATTTTTCATGGCGTAGTAGAACAAGTGCTAACGCAGTAAATTCATATCACGAAAGTAATTTAGAAAAATCTAAAAAGCGCAAGGAAGTTAGAGAGCATAAAAAAACTATGGAGTTAGAGCGTTTAAGCAAGATTGAAGATTCGTCTGAAGCCTCTGATCTTTAGGGTTTATCTCTACAGCTTTTTTACCGTACTCTGAGGCTATTTCAAACTTCTTTAAATTATATGCAGCAATACAGGCATAATCCCAAGGGGCTTCTCCCCAAGCATCTGGCTCACAAAGATATTCAAGAGGTCTTTCTTTTATATCTAAAGCCATTTGCGCATATTTTAAAGAGTTTTCCCAATCTTCTACTTCATAATAATATCTTGCTAAATCTACTATTGGCTCACGTCTGCCAGGGGCTTCATCTATAGATTTTTTAAACCAATACTCTGATTCATCTTTAAGACATTTAGCAATATATCTCATAGATGCTGCACGTTCTACATTCCAAGTTGCTCTTGGTAGGGCTAGATGACGTTTAAATTGCTCTGCAGCCTCTTTCCTCATTCCATGATTAAATAGTTCACGGCCATAGTAGTAGGCGTTTCTATCATCTTCTGGATCTTCTTCTACGGCTAATTTAAGTAGTGGCATATAACTAGACCTTGATTTACTGTCATCAGCGTGATGATGTATCTCTAGTTTAGTCCAACCTTGAATTTCAGCAATTCTATCTGTTCGCATAACCTCGTGTACCGGGTGTTTCCAGATATATCCATGTCTTTTATGGATTTTATCTCCCCCGTAAACTACACCAGGGCTTCCATCTTCATTCCAGTTCCAAGTATATTGATATCTAGGACGAGTCCAATTACCCACATGAGCTATCTCTAACTCTTCACGCCAGCCAGGAAGTATTACTTCATCCATATCTAAGGCTATGCAATAATCTATATCTCCAGGAATTAGAGCAAGTGAGGCATTGCGAGCAGTATCAAATCTCCAAGGTTTAATTGAGATTGTTACTACATTTATACCTAACGATCTGGCTTTTTCTACAGTTCCATCTGTTGAACCAGTGTCAGCGATTAGGAGGTAATCTGCATCTTTTGCCGAGTCATACCAAGACTGAACAAATTGCTCCTCATTTAGAGCTATGGTATAGACAGCAACTTTCATACCTAAATCCTAACAGAAAAACCCATACGGAAGGTATTTGACGTGCTAAAACTTCCATTTCGATCCAGCCCTAGCGGGTCAACAAATCCCTCCCAAGACGGGATAGATTCGTCAGTGCAATTACCTGTCAGTAAAGACATTACAGTGCTGCAATTTCCTCTGCTGTTAATCCTAATGCTGCTAACTTTGCTTGTG